GTTGTAGAACAAGACATTACAAGAGCACAAACTATAAACAGACGATTAGAACAGTTGGCATCGTTTTAATTCACACAAATATTTATTTAGATAATGGCATTACGAATTATAGACTTGGACATTGATGAGTCCCTATCTGCAGACACGAGAGTATCAGAGATTGGTTGGGTATTCCAACCAGCAATAGAAACCGAGTTTGTTTATTTCTCAAAAGATAGAATGGATAAAAAATCATTAAAAAAGATTCAAGATTATCTATTGGAATATCAACCTAGTTCATTACCAGCTTATGTAAATTATGCTACTGGTAATACCAAAGACGATATGTTGATTAAACCTGTATTGTTTGTTGAAAGACAATCTGGTGAATCGGTTGATGAATACATTAGTAGATGTGTTGCTTATCACATCAAAAATGAAGGAATGGAGTCTGACCAAGCTTATGCTATTTGTAAATCAGCAAGTGAGAATTTTTATAAGGGTCAAAGAGTATCATTTGACTATGATAACACATTAACAACTGCAAGGGGTTATGGACTAGCTTTACACGAGAAATTCTTGGGGTCTCAGTTGTATATTGTATCAGCAAGAAACAACAAACAGGCTATGTTAAGAGTAGCTGACAAACTTGGAATACCTCACAATAGAGTATTCGCCACTGGTTCAAACAGAGCCAAGATACAAAAGATTAAAGACCTTAACATAACAAAACATTACGATGATAACAAAGAGGTTATTAAAGAATTGGGTGTAAGAGGTATTCAGTTTAGTTGTCCTTGTTTAGATGAAATAAGTAATACAGGACAAGAAATCTTCAACATAATGGAGAAGTATAGCCTTGTTGGTTTTATTGACGGACAACCTGTATTTTCAACCCCTGACGAAGCCGAAACTTATGGTGAAATACTTGGGTGTAATGGACATCACGCACATATTGATGAATATGGTAATGAGGTTTATATGGCTTGTGAAACTCACCCTGAAAAGGTTCAAGATGAAATGTCTTTTGAATCGTATAATGATTATCCAAAAGAAGCATCAGAGAACGCTTGTAAAGTCCTTAGATGGATTGACGAGTATGGTAGAGATGAGGTTGATGGAATGACCGAAACAGGACTTGCCAGAGCAAACCAATTATGTAATCGTGAAAACATTAGTGAAGAAACTATTGCTCGTATGGCTGCGTTTGAACGACACAGAAAGAACTCAACCATCGCTCCTGAATACAAAGGAACCCCTTGGAAAGATAAGGGTTATGTTGCTTGGTTAGGATGGGGTGGAGACGCTGGTGTTGAATGGGCTAGTAGAAAGTTAGAACAAATTAGAAACGAAGATTTTGCTGAAGTAGGTGAAAGAGGTGGAATTAGAGAAAGTGATAAAGCTCCAAAATCAGATACACCAAATAAAAACCCCAAAGGTGAAGGTACTGCCAAAGGTGATGCTTCAACAACCAGAGGGGCTGAAGTATCCCAAAGAGTAGAAGATATCCTAAAAGACAAGTCAGATGACTTCAACGAAAGATACAAAGACAAATTGGGTTATGGTGTAAATGTTGGTATGTTAAAATCAGTATATCAACGAGGTGTTGGAGCATATAACACATCACATTCACCAGCAGTCAAATCAGCAGAACAATGGGCACTTGCTCGTGTAAATGCGTTCTTGTATTTGGTTAAAGAAGGTAGACCTGAAAACTCAAAATATACTACCGATTATGACTTACTACCAACAGACCATCCAAAGAGAGAAGAAATGTCTTATGGGTTTGGTATTGATGAATATACTGAAGAAGAAATTGAAACCATCAAATTACTAAAGTTCTTGGCTGAAACTGACTATGAAAAGTTTGAAGCTGTTGTTGGTTCAATGAGAGGTGCTACTGAATCAGAAATCTATAAGAGAAACCATAAGACCCCAACTATCTATTTCCAATACGAAAGAGTATTGTCTGGTAGTCCTGATAGAGATTTTTGTACCTCTATTGAAAACAGGTATTTCCGTAGATTGGAGATTGACTTGTTAAGAGATACGAATAGAGAATTTGGACACAAAGGAGAACCATACTCAAAGTGGTTATACAAGGGTGGGCCTAATTGTGTTCATGCGTGGCACAAATACTTATTTCAAGGTAAGACTAAATCAGACCAAGGTATGGCTGATGGTAGAGCTGGTATTCCACCTAAATCAATGCCGAACAACGGATATTTTAGTCCTGAAACAAAACGTAAGTCAGAGGTGGCTTACATCGTATCACAACAGAATATGTCAAAACAAGTATTCAAGGCTGATACTGAACAAAGAATGCTTTATACCCCATTAATGTTACCAAACATTCTTATCCCAAGAAACGATAACGGTGATATCTATTTTGTAAGATTTAGACCTGATGTAATTGAAAAGATTAGGAATAAGTTTATGATTGAAGGTAGACTAAGACAAAACAATTACGAACATTCAGAACAAAAGTTCAATGATATGGTAATGGTTGAATCTTGGATTGTTAATGGGCCTAGTGATAAAGCTTATCAATTAGGATTTACTCAAGAACAAGTTCCGATTGGTTCTTGGATGGGTGGATATAAAATATTGGATACTGAAGAAGGTGATATGATATGGAATGACTATATTAAATCAGGTAAGATAAAAGGTGCCAGTGTTGAAGGGGAATTTTTATTAAGATTTTATAAGCAAGACTTTAATAAAGAGGACATTATACTTGAAGAAATAATTAACATATTAAACCAAGTACAATAATGATGTTATATCATCATAAAACAAAAGTATATTTATATACATAAACAATAAATTAATTAATTTAAATTATGAACGCAAAACAAGCAATTGATAAAATCGCTGAATTGTTGAAATTTACATTCAAATCTGAAAAGTTTTATTCTACAAAATTACAAGACGGAACTGAAGTAACTAATAATCTAGATGAGGATTTTAAAATAGGTCAAGTATTATATGTGGTTGGAGAATCAACTCTAACACCAGCTCCGTTGGGGTCACATATCACTCGTGAAAACCTTAAAGTAACTGTTGATAGTGAATCAGTAATTATAGCAATTGAATCAGGTGATGTTATCGCCGAAGATGCTGTTGAAATGACTGAAGCTAGAGACGCTCAAGGACAACTTTTAGAATCTAACACTTTTGATGTTGGTGAAAAAGTTTTTTTAGTTAAGGAAGATGGTTCAAAAGAACCAGCACCAAATGGTGAACACCAAGTAGTTTTAAAAGATGAATCTGGAAATGAAAATAAAATCAGGATTCAAGTTAAAGATGGCATCATAACTGAACGCTCAAATGTTGAAGAAATGGCAGCTGTGGAAACAGGTATCATTAAAGAACCAACAGAAGAAGTAGAAAAAGAAGACGGTGCAAGTCTTGATGACTTATTACAACTATTAGTCCCTATGGTTGAGGAAATGAAGAAGATGAAATCTCAAATGGAATCAATGAAGGAAATGATGAAAGCTGATGTCTCAGCATTAAAATCCGATTTTGATAGTTTCAAAAAATCACCTGAAAAATTCTCTGTAATAGAAAAAAAGACTTACAAAGAATCATTTGATGATTATAAACTTGAACTTATCAAATCATTAAGAAAATAAACAATTAAAAACAAAAAATAAAATCATGGAAAATAAAAAGAAATTTTCATTCAATTATGATTTAGCAAACCTTCCAACTTATAACTCATATGGTTCGGATATGTTAATTAAATCTATTTTAGGTTTAACATTACCTAAATACGCAACTATCCGTCCTAACCTTAAAGGTACGACTGAGAAAGTTGGTTTCGTAACAAACGATGTTATCTTACAAGACTTATCTTGTGGATTTGACCCAACAGGTGATACAGTTCAAAACTTGGTTACTGTTGACTTGTGTAATAAAAAAGTAAACCAACAGTTGTGTCCTTACTCATTGTATGACACTTACTTGAGTCAGTCATTAACAAACTCTAACTTCCAAGAAAACGTACCATTTGAAGAAGTAATCTTAACGGATATTTCTAACAGAATTGCTCGTCAGGTAGAATTACAACTTTGGAACAACAAAACTACTTCAGGTGGAACTTATGGAAACGCTTGTTTCAATGGTGTTGGTGCGTTGATTACTTCAGGTAATGGTGCTACACAAATTGCTTACTCTGCAGCTACAGCACAGAATGGTTTAGATGTATTCACTACTATCTACCAAAACATTCCTGCGAACGTATTACACAGAGATGACTTAGCAATTTTCACATCTTATTCTAACTACAGAGGTTTAGTTGCGTCAATGAGAAATAGTTCATTCGTGAACCTATTCACATTTGATTCAGCAGGAGCTGCTCAGGGTGAAGAATGGTCATTAATGTTACCAGGAACAAATGTAAGAGTAATTCCTACAGTAGGTCTTGATGGTGTTGATGCTTACTACGCAGGTGCTACTGGTTACTACATGGTTGGTATGAACAACGAAATAATGACAGTTAAATCTATCTACGACCCATTTGAGGATATCGTTAAAATTCAAGCTCACGTTACTTACGGACTTGGTATTTTTGATGTTGAATCATTCTGTGTTTGTAAATCATAATTCAATGGTGGTGTAAAAAGCCACCTATAAAAATAAACTTTAAAAATTAAATTAAAAATATATTATGGCATCATGTTATATACAAACAGGTTACACTTTAGATTGTCGTACTTCAAGTACTGGTGGTCTTAAGACAGCTTGGTTTTTAGGTGGAGTTGGTAGTCAAATTACAGGTTATACTGTTTCTCAAGGAATGGTTACTGCAATTGGTGGAACAGGAACTTGGTTCCAATTCCAATTACCAAAACAATCTGCTTCATTGACAGAAAATTTAGGTGTAAACACTACATCACAATCGGTAACATTCCAACCTGAATTGGTTCTGAACTTACCAAAATTAGACACGACATTGAGAGATGTTGTTGTGGACTTAGTTTCACAAAATGAGGTATATGCTCTTGTTGAAGATAATAACAACCGTTACTGGTTAGTATTCCTTGACAACGGA